TTACGCAAGAAATAGAGATTTACAACACCGGCGGGTCTGTAACCCTACTAGACGCTCTTAGTTGCTCTCATTCTGTTGGTATTATAGTACTAAGAGGAACGTTTAATGCAAATAATTTTAATGTAACCCTTTCTAGTGCCACTGGTTATTTTCAATCTAGTAACACAAACACAAGAACAGTCGCTATTGGTTCTGGCACTTGGACTATTGCCGGCTCATCAACTGGTTTATCTAACGGATGGGATTGCTCTACGTCTACCGGCCTTACGGTAACAGGAACCGGAACACTTAGTTTTACTAAATCAACAACCAAGAGATTTTTGGGTGGAGACATTCAAACTTACCCAACAATAGATCAAGGTGGAGCCGGAACGCTTTCTATACAAGGCAACAATAAATTTGCAAACATAACTAACACATACGCATCAACCGGTGCCACAACTGTTAGTTTCCTTGCTGGGCAAACAAATATTTTTACTGCTTTTAATTTGACTGGTCAAGCGGGGCGGGTTTGTACGATTTCAGTAACCACAGCCGCCCAGACAACTTTGCAAAAAGGCAGCACTTGGTACATGGGCGCTAACTCAACCAACGGTGGAAACAACACTAATCTGACGTTTGCCGCTGGCGGCGGTATTGATTACCTTAGCGTAAGTTATATTAACGGTACTGTCGTTGCCCCTCCATCTGCAAGTAACGGAAACTTTTTTAATTTCTTTTGAGGAAAAACCATGAATCAAATTGCATTAAGCACACAACTTGTTAACAGCATCCTTCAGTACCTTTGCAGTCGTCCGTGGTCTGAAGTTGACGCCCTGATCAAAGGAATTCAGAAAGAAGCAGAACCAAAGCCGGAACCGGAAAATGGCTGACGTTCATGAACTTGCTTCGGAGACCGACAAGCGTTTGAGTATCCATGAAGCCATTTGTGCCCAACGGTACGAAGGAATTCAGGGTCGGTTTGATGATGGTTCGAGGCGCATGACCAAAATTGAACGGCTGCTATATGTCGTTATTTTGGCTGTGCTGCTTGGTCCCGGTGTGGCGGCCGAATTTGTTAAGAAGGTGTTTGGACTATGACTGAGAAGTTGGAAGCCAAATCGCAACTAATTGAAAAAGTTGCGTTTGCTATTTTTCCAATTTTATTCACCTGCGTTGTGTATCTAATGTCTGCGCTCGATAAACTGACGCATGATGTGACGGTGCTCAACGCAAAAATTTCTCTTGTCGTAACATCAGACAACAAGCAAGCCGTAAACAGCGGCGCTGAACTGGCGCGGGAAAAGCTACGTCAAGACCTTGAAAAGCAAATTAACGAGAACCGCGAACTAATTCACGTCAATCGTGAGCGTATTGTAATTCTTGAAGAACGGATGAAGAAATAATGGCTGACTTCAATCCTGCGTTTGAGAAGATGATCCATGACGAAGGTGGATACCAACTGACAGACATTCCGGGTGACCGGGGAGGACAAACGTATGCAGGAATCGCAAGAAAACCAAACCCTCAGTGGGCAGGGTGGCAGTACATTGATCGCAAGGATTTCGGATCGGCTACTCCTTTGGTTCGTGAGTTTTACAAGTCTAATTTCTGGGATCGTGTCCGAGGTGACGATCTTACGAACCAAGCTATTGCGGAAACCATCTTCAACTTCTCCGTCAACACCGGAGTCGGCGTCGCAGCCAAGCTCGCCCAGCTTATCGTTGGTGTCACCCCAGACGGCGCAATCGGCGCAAAAACCGTCGAACGGTTGAATATCTGTACTCCAGAAAAATTTCTACCAGCCTATGCGTTAGCAAAGATTAGCCGGTACGCGCAGATCTGCAACAAGGACAGATCTCAGTCCAAGTTCTTACTCGGCTGGATCAACCGCACTCTTGCAGGACTCAAGTAATGGATCTGATTGGAATAGGGTCGATAATTGAAGGCGTGGGTAAGGTTGCCGGTGACCTCATTACCACCGATAAAGAGAAACTCCAGATGGCGCTCGAAGAGCGCAAACTCGATCTGGAGGAAAAGAAGATTGACCAAGCCACTGACTTGGCACAAGTTGAGGTCAATAAGATTGAAGCGGCAAGCTCTAATTTTTTTGTCGCTGGCTGGCGTCCTGCTGTCGGCTGGATTGGGGTTCTGGGTCTGGCTTACCAGTTCCTTGGGTATCCGCTGATGCAATGGCTCTGGGCTTTTGGTCAAGGGGTGGATATAATTCCAAAGGAACTGCACCCTCCGCCCGATCTTGACGTTGAGCAACTCATGACGTTGCTTGCTGGGCTGCTTGGGTTTGGCGGCATGAGGTCGTTTGAAAAACACAAGGGAGTGGCCGCAAAATGACAGTCGCAGCGGTAATGACGTATGACTCTTTAGTCAACGACATTTCAACCTACCTTGAGCGGACTGACACGGCTACGCTAGACAAGATCCCGCAGTTCATCATGTTTGCGGAGCAGGTTCTGGCGTCGGAGATCAAGTTCCTTGGCAACTTGACGGTGGCTGACGGGACGATGACCGCGAGCGACCCGGTGATAGACAAGCCTGCGCGGTGGAGAAAGACCGTTTCCTTCAACGTCACAACGGGTGGTGAGCGCTATCCGGTGTTCTTGCGCAAGTACGAGTATTTGCGTGAGTATTGGCCAGACGACACCCAGACGGGGCTGCCTGCGTTCTATTGTGATTACGACTACACGCATTGGCTAGTGGCCCCTACCCCCGCGGAGGCGTACTCTTTTCAGGTGCTGTACTACGAGCGCAATCAGCCGTTAGATTCAGCGAATCAGTCTAACTGGTTCACGCAGTACGCTCCGCAGGCGATGCTTTACGGATCCTTGTTGCAAGCGATGCCGTTCCTCAAGAACGATGAACGGATCCCAGTCTGGCAGGCAATGTACGACAAGGCGATTGCATTACTCAAGCAAGAAGACTTGACCAGAGTAGGCGATCGTCAAACGATGGTGAAAGACTCATGAGTGTGTTGGCCGTCTACATCGTGACCAACATTGCAAACGGCAAACAGTACGTTGGGATCACCACAAACTTGAAGCGCCGGTGGCATCAGCACCTGTCTGCTAACGGAAGTGCGCCTGCGCTTCACGCGGCAATCAAGAAGTACGGCCCTGAAGGATTTGTACTCTCGCACATTTGTGATGCGTTTGACTTTGATGCGGCTTGCGACATTGAGAGAAGTCTCATCCAGCAGCACAATACCAAGGCACCAAACGGATACAATCTTACGGATGGCGGTGAAGGGGTTGTTGGTAGAACAATTTCTGATGATGAAAAAGAATCAAAGCGAAAAACTTCTATTGCCGTGATGGCTTCTTTGTCTCCTGAAGAAAGATCTAAAAAATTTGGAACCAAGAACAGAGTCTGGAGTCCAGAACAGATTGAAAAAATCAGGGCTTCCAATATAGGAAAAAATATTGGAAAATTTCCTTCTGAAGAAGCTCGTTTGAAAATGTCTGCTAGTCAAAAAAAACGGCCTCGCAAACCATTTAGTGAAGAAACCAAAGAAAAAATTCGTCAGTCTTTGCTTGGTCGCAAGCTCTCAGAAGAAACAAAGGCTAAGATTAGGGCTTCAAACATTGCAACAAAAGCACTTTTGAAAGCTAAAAAACTTTCTGAAGAGGGTCTGCAGAATGTCTAGTTATAATTCGCCGTTCAGCGGAAACGTAATCCAGCCAACGGACGTTTCTTACGCTGCTTATGCCTTAACGTCTACTACGGGGACAATTCAGCTTGAGTGGCCCCTGAACGGTAACGACACGGAATACGTTGCCGCGAGGGTGATGCAGGTCAGCACGACTAGCTCATCGTATGAGTTATGGATGCCACCGGCCAATCAAGCATCGGTAGGTCAGGATGCTCTGATCTACAACACGGGCGGGGTTACGCTGACGGTCAAGTCTTTTGGCGGGGCCAGCACGATCGTGTCAATCCCTTCGACGGGTGGAAGTGCTCAGTACATCTTCATCACGTCAAACGCGAATACAACGGGGACGTGGGGTGTCATAGCGTTTGGGTCCACTACGACCAACTCAAATGCTGCAACGCTTGCCGGGTATGGTTTGACGGCCATCGGGGCAACGCTTAATCAGTCTCAGCCTACAACTACGTTTGCTTCTAACTACACCGCGGTGGCGGCAGATAGAGCGAGCGCTTACGTTTGGACGGGTGGCGGTGGTACGTTGACTTTGTCTTCTGCCTCAACGCTCGGGAACAATTGGTTTTTCTTGATCCGGAACGGTGGGACTGGAAGTTTGCAAGTAACTCCGAGTGGCGGAGATCTCATCAACGGTTCTGCTTCACTCGATCTTCAGCCGGCTGACTCGTGTTTGATCTCATGTTCTGGGACCGCATTTTATTCGGTTGGCCTTGGGAAGAGCACAGAGTTCAATTTCACACAGTTGACCAAAGCAGTGACGGCGGCCGGGTCTCCGTATACGTTGACTTCTTCGGAAGCCGCAAACGTCATTCAAAAGTACACCGGAACCCTTTCTGGAAACGTGGTGGTCAACCTGCCGCAGACCATTCAGGTCTACTACATTACCAATCAAACATCGGGCGCGTACACGATTACGTTCCAGACCGGGATTTCTGGTGGGGCCACGGCGGTTGTTCCTGCGGGTCAGCAAGTTATTTTGCTGTGTGACTCGGTCAATCTCTACAACGCATCAACGGTCGCCGCCGGGGCGAGCACGCTTGCATTGGCCAACGGATCGGTTAGCGCTCCATCCTTGAGTTTTTCATCGGAAAGCGGTACGGGTGTTTATCGACCTGCTTCTGCAGAATTCGGTATTGCGGTCCTTGGGGCCCAAGTGCTTAATGTAACGGCCTCTGGGATTGTGGTCACCGGGACGGCATCGATTGGAAGCGGAGTGACCGGAGGAATTGCTGGCGGGACCTTCTGATGACTGCGAAGGTCTTTCAGTTAGACACCAAGCCGGGGGTCCAGAGGGACGGGACAGTCTTTGATAAAGACTTCTATGTTGACGGTCGGTGGGTGAGGTTCCAGCGTGGGCGACCGAGGAAGATCGGCGGGTACGCAGCCATTTCGGATCAGTTAACTGGTCCATCTAGAGGGGTGTGGGTCAACCCGTCTAATGGCTTCAACCAAATTTTCAGCGGTTACAACAACGGTTTGCAGTCGCTTTCGGTTGACAACAACGGCGTCGGGGCTGGTGTTGCTGACTATACGTTGAACAACTTCACCGCGAACAATCTAAACCTTTGGCAGTTTGACGGGTTCTATGATGTTGGAAGTGGAGGGGTCGGTTCTATTCTTGCGCATCCCGGACGGAACCTTGCTCAGATTGACTCAACGGCAAATACCCCGGTTTTGATTGGGGACATTAACGGAACGACGTTGTCTCAGATCGGGACGTTCACTGACGCCAATGCTTACCTGACGACCGGGTCACCAACGGTCACGTTCAGCCAAGCAGACATTCTGATTGGCGCAGGGCAGACGGTAACGGGGACGGGGATCCCGGCCACCACTACGGTTGTTTCAAAGGTTGAGGCTGCGGACATTCTTTCGTCTGTTGCGGTTACGGGGACTGGTGGGCAGTTGTCTTGTACGGCCACTTCAGGTCTTTTTGTTGGGCAGTCGGTTTCTGTCACTGGCACAACATCTCCGCAGGCTCTGGCAGGCGTATCAATCACAAGTGCAATCGGCGATTTTTCTTGCACTGCCACAACTGGGTTGTACGTTAATCAACCTGTTTACGTTACTGGAGCACAGACCGGGGTTGCTTTAGCCGGAGTGGCTGTTACGGGAACGGCTGGGCAGTGTTCTTGTACTGCAACGACCGGTTTATTTGTTGGGCAAGCTGTGGTGGTCTCGGGGACTCTCACAGGGACCGCCACGGGAATCTCTTCTGGATTGACTTATTACGTCATTGCGACTGACGGAACGACGACGTTTACTTTGTCTGCCACTTCTGGCGGAACCGCAATTACGACGACTGCTGGTACAACCACTGGGCTAGTGTTCACGGTTCGTCAGTTCACTGGGGTTACGTCGGGGACAACGTATTACATTACGGCAACTAACGGAACTTCGACGTTCACGTTGTCTGATTTAATCGGGGGACCATCGCTGACAACGGCGACAAACAGTGTGTCTGGGTTGGTATTTTCCGTTCCCAAGAATACGGGTTTAACGTCGGGGACAACGTACTACATCATTGCCACCAACTACTCGACCACCTTCACATTGTCGGCCACGAGTGGTGGTTCGGCTATTACGACGATTGTGAATTCGACGACTGGTTTGGTGTTTACATTGGGTTCGTACACCAAGGTTGTGCTCTCAAACAACGCGACCGCGACTGGGAACTCTACGCTTACGTTCAACAATAACGTCGCGGTCTCTGGTGGGGTTGTGTCGCTGCACCCTTATGTTTTTGTCTACGGCAACAACGGGTTGATTAGGAATTGTGCCGCAGGCAACGCTCAGGATTGGGTCTCTACGGACGCCAATGAAGTCAACGTGGCGACCGGGAAGATCGTTCAGGGGTTACCCGTCAGGGGTGGATCGAACGCGCCTTCTGGGTTGTTCTGGAGCCTTGATAGTTTAGTTCGCGTTTCGTACATCGGCGGATCAGGGACTCCCCCTCAGTTCTGGCGGTACGACATCATCACGAGTCAGTCGTCAATTTTGTCGAGCCAGTCGGCCATTGAGTACGACGGGGTGTATTACTGGTGTGGCGTTGATCGGTTCCTGCTGTACAACGGTACGGTCAAAGAGATCCCGAACAACTTCAACCAGAATTACTTTTTTGACAATCTGAACTATAGCCAGCGCCAAAAAGTTTGGGCAACAAAGGTTCCTAGATTTGGCGAGGTCTGGTGGTTTTATCCTCGTGGAAATGCGACGGAGTGTACCGATGCCATCATCTACAACACCCGCGAAGGGGTCTGGTACGACGCGGGAGAGGCTTTAGGTGCGAGAAGGTCCGCAGGGTACTTCTCTCAGGTGTTTGCACGTCCAGTGGCCGCCGGATGGGAGATTCCTGACGTAGAGATTGTATTCACGCAGTCTATGACTACTGTCAGCGGCAGTGCGTTTATTAACTTAAGCACGTTCAACACTCAGGTGGTTATTGGGCAGGTTGTCTCTGGCGCTAATATTGTTAGCGGGACTACTGTTAGCACTATTACTTCTAGCGCCATCCAAACGCTTGGCGCGGTTACTGGGGGCTCTGGGTACACGAACGGAACCTACACCAATGTACCCCTCACGGGCGGTAGCGGAGCGAATGCTACGGCTACGGTGGTGGTTAGCGGTGGTGCGGTGACGACGGTGACGATTACTCTGCGCGGCGCTGGTTATGTGGTTGGGAATACTTTGAGTGCGTTAAATACCAACCTTGGCGGGACGGGTGCTGGGTTTTCGATTCCTGTCAGCAATATCTTTGCTCAGACAATCAAGTTATCCGTTGCCGCTTCTGGCAGCGGGACTCAGGTCTTGACGTTCAGTACGCCGGCAAATCGAATTTCAATGTGGCAGCACGAGATCGGAACTGATGCGGTTCAGGGTCAAAATGTTCTGGCCATAGATTCGTACTTTGAGACAAGCGATCTTGGGTGGGTTGCCGGGGGACCGCCGGAGCCTTCAATGGTTGGTGAGAATCGTTGGTTGAGATTGGAGAGAGTTGAGCCTGACATCATTCAGAGTGAGGATATGACTCTTGTGGTTACGGGCAGGCCGTTCGCGCAGAGTGAAGATGTTGACTCGGAGCCGTACACGTTCAGTCCGAGCACCGGGAAGGTGGACATGAGGGAGCAGCGACGGGAACTCCGGTTGCGTTTCCGTTCTAACGTGGTCGGTGGAAATTATCAGTTAGGCAAGTTGCTATTGAGTGCGACGATTGGCGATGTGAGGCCGTACTGATGGCTCAGGCGCTGGTTTACGACCCTAGGTATCATACGTTTGAGTCTTGGGCTGCTTTGATGTGTGAGTTGTACGCGGCGCAGCAGTTAGAGATCCCGACTCAATTTACTGACTGGAAGTTGTGGGGTAATGGGATTAAGGCGATTGACGTTTTTACTAACGAAGCCATTCCAAGCACTGACAATTATGAAAACTGGTTTGACTGGGCAGCGGCTTTGTTGGGCACGGTCAATCCTGCAGCAGGATAATAGAGGTCAACAGTATGGTTGGTGGAGGATCAACTAAAGTGCCGGTGTATTCAGATGGCACTAACTGGAAAGTGGGTTAAGATGGCGCGAAAATACGAAGACGAATACAACCAAGCCCTAGAACCGGGTGATATCGAACCCGATACCATAGATACCCGCAACCAATATGTGCCTATTAAAGAAGGCACCGCTGCTGGTGATGCAGCCCGTGCAGTATGGCAACCCGGATATGAAACCCTCCTCCAACAGATGGGGGCTAT